AGGTATCGAACTTGAAAAGGATTTGGAGAACTTCAAAGGCTCTCAGGTTCCACTGATCATTTTTGACGAGCTTACCGGGTTTTCTGAAAGAATGTTTTGGTATTTGTTGTCACGTAACCGCTCCAGCACAGGCGTAAAACCCTACATTCGTGCGACATGTAATCCCGTGTCCGAAGGATGGGTCCGCAAACTAGTAGACTGGTGGATCGATGATGCTGGCTATCCAATAGAGGATCGTTGCGGAGTTGTTAGATGGTTTGTCAGACGCGGGGAGGATACGCATTGGTATGACTCTAAAGAGGAAGCCGAAGCCATCTGGGGCGAAGACTCTATGCCTAAGAGCTTTACCTTTGTGAACGCTACTGTTAAAGACAACTTGAAAATCGACCCTGCGTATGAAGCAAACCTTAAAGCACTTACTCGTGTTGAAAGAGAGGCACTTTATTTGGGCAATTGGAATGTGAAGGCAAACTCTGGGACATATTTCCAAAAATCGTGGTGTGAATTTGTAGACCAAAAAAGTGTTCCAAAACCTAAATCAGAAATGCGCGCATGGGACACTGCAAGTTCTGAGCCGTCAGAAGTTAATCCAGACCCCGACTATACAGCCGGTGTAAAAATACGCCTTGGAGAAGATGGTTATTACTACATCATGCACGCTGTAAGAGATAGAAAGCGCCCATCAGGTGTTAAGAAGATGATGCGCAAGTACGCCGAAGTCGATGGTCTTAAGTGCGCAATTGGCATTCCATTGGACGCTGGCGGGGCTGGCAAAGCAGTCTTCGAAGACCATGCCAAAAACCTTGCAGGTTTCAAATTCAAAAAATGTAAAACTACAAAGTCCAAACTTGAACGCTTTGAACCTTTCTCAGCAGCCGCTGAAGCAGGTCTTGTAAAGATCGTCAAAGGTGATTGGAACGATGAGTTTTGCAAAGAACTTGAAAATTTTGTAGGTGATGGCAAAGGACACGATGACTATTGTGACGCAGTGTCTGATAGCTTTAATAACTTGTCTCTTGGACAAATCACACCAACAGACTTCAAACTTAACATCTCCAGCATGACTGGACAAAACATCTGGGACATGTAACAAGAAACCGTTACAAAAATTAAATTGACATTTTACTAGTTTTGTGGTTGACAGTTTGATTATAAATAGCTTATACTTAGAAGTAAGTCAAATATTAATTTAAACTTGTCAACCGCATTCATTTTCAAGGGGTTTATATGGCAACACCTGATACAGATAATACTAAACAGGTTCCCTTGTCAGAACTTGGCGGGACAGGTCTGAGAAATACACATGGGAACATTGATGAAGAAGTCATTCGTGATCTTCAATTCCCACAGTGTATTAATACTTACAAGCAAATGGAAACAGATGCACTTATTAGTGGTGCTTTGTTTGCCGTAAAACAATTTATCAAGGGTGCTGACTGGAAAGTAGAAGAGTATACAGGTATTGATAAGCCTGCTGATGCTGCTGAACAGAAACGCTTCCTTGAGCAATGTATGGATGACATGGAAAAGTCTTGGGGAGAAGTCCTTACAGATATTCTTTCATTCCTTACATACGGATTTTCAGTACACGAGATTGTATATAAAAAGCGTCTTGGGATGAATCCTCCCGGTGATCGTTATAAATCACTTTACAATGATGGTAAAGTTGGTTGGGCAAAGTTCCCGATTCGCTCACAAGATTCTATTGATGAATTTAAAACAACTCCTCGTGGGGATATTGTCAATGTTCATCAAAAAGACTATTGGAACAAGATTGATGTAAAAATCCCTTATCACAAGTTCCTTTTGTTCCGTACAACATCTTACAAAGATAATCCCTACGGACAATCAATTCTTCGTGGTGCTTACAGAGCATATTATTATCGTCGTAACATTGAAGTATTTGAAGCGATTGGCATTGAAAGGAATTTGGCAGGTATTCCTGTTCTACGTGTTCCTTCAGAGATTCTTTCCCCTGATGCTGATGAGAATGCCCAGCAACTTCGTGCTATGTACGAAACAATGGGCAGGATGCTGAAGAAGAATGACCAAGCATATGTCATGATCCCGAGTGATATCTACGGGAATGGTGACAACGGCACTGGTCAGTATATCTATGACATTGAACTTATGAAGTCTGATGGTAATGCTGGGCAAGCAAATCAGGGACCAGTCATTGAAAGATATGACCGTCGAATCATGATGTCCATGCTTACAGACTTTATCCTGACAGGTTCGCAGTCAGTTGGCAGTTATGCTCTTGCTTCTTCTAAAGTTGATGCCTTTAAGACGGGTATTTCAAGTTATCTTGATACTATTGCGGATGAGTTTAATCAGAAAGCTATTCCCCTTCTTTGGGAATACAATGGTTGGGACTCTTCCAAGACACCCAAAGTAACTCATACTGGTGTTGATAAAGTTGAAATCTCCCCTCTTGCGGACCTTCTCAAGAAGGCTGGTGAGACTGGCTTTATTACGCCTGATGATAACATCGAGAATTACTTGCGCAAGATTATCGGACTTGAGCCGATTCAGACGGAAGGTGATGGAAACATCATGGACAGGGCTCGTAGAGAGATGGAAATGAACCCGGAAGAAGATTCCAATAATTCTGATGAAGAACCGCCTATTAATCTAATTCCAGAAACTTGATAAGGGAGGGTTACAATGCCAGTTGAAAACTCTCCTTATGATCAAGAGCAGGAAATCGAAGAAAGCCTTACGGAAGAACTTTTGGCAGCACTTGCTTTAGCATTGTTGTTTTCTGTTGATAATATTGTTATGTCTCAGTTCACTTACTCTGATCTTAACAGGGTTAATGAACGGTTTAAAAGCAAACTGTCTGAAGTTCTTCCCCCTCTTCAAAGTGCTTCACAGGAATCTGCCCAGATTGGTATTGAACGGGCAATACGTGAATTGAAGTTGAAAGACTTGGATATTGATTATTCAAGCCCTCAGTTCAGAAACTTTGTTCAAGATGTATTCGATAAGCACACTGCATTTATCATAGCAACTAACAGAGATATGTTCAATACCCTTAGACAGTTTGCTATCGAGAATGGTTGGTCTGAAGCAGAGTTTGCAAGACGATTAAAAGATTATATTGGATTAACACCAAGGCATCTTAGGTCTGTGTTAGCAATGGAAAAAGCACTTTCTGAGGATGGTGTTTCAAAAAAGAATCGCCAAGAGAAACTTAGAAAGTATATCAACAAACTTGTTGATTGGCGTCTTAATCTTATTGCTGTTCAACTTTCTACAGAGATTGTTGAAGGCTCTAAGGATGCTGCTTTTAGTTATCTTGTAAGCACTGGTCAGGTTAATGCTGGGGATTATCAAAAGGAGTGGGTCAGTGTTCTCGATGAAGTAACAACACAGATTTGTACATCTTCTCACAGAACTCGTGCGAACATTGGAAGCAACTTCCCTAATGGTGTTCCACACCCTCCTGCTTATCCTCCAATCCACAGTTGCCGCAGTGCTATAAGACTAGTAAAAAGAAATGTTTAAAGTTTGAGCCGAATAGGGTAGCTCCCGTTCTTGTGCCATCTCACAAGATAGGCTCATTTATTAAACCTAGATGGAGGTTATTATGAATTATGAGAAAGTATATGACGAGTTGATGTATTCCGCTAAAAAGCGTGGCGAGCCCCATGGATACTATGAGAAACACCATATTGTTCCAAGGTCTCTTGGCGGAGATAACTCGAAAGAAAATATTGTAAAACTTACTGCTAAAGAGCACCTTGTGGCGCATAAACTCCTTGTGAAGTTTAAAGAAGGAGAAGACAAAAGAAAAATGCAGCGCGCATTCTTTTTTATGTTCTACAGTAATAATCCAGAAAGAAAATACTCAACAACTGATCTTGCCAAGGCGCGGGAACAGTACTCAGAGTCTCTTAAAGGACGGCCTTCATGGAACAAAGGACGTACATTAATACTGACAAAAGAGACAAGGGAACTTCTTTCTAAGAACGCTTATCACGCTTTAGAGTATGTAGATAATTCTGGTTTTGTTGTAGCAAAGGATTCTACCACAGGCAACAGAATCCGCGTGACAAAAGAAGAGTTTTATAATAATGACAATCTTGTTGGGGTTGCTTACGGAAACCAAATACCCGAACGAGCCCCTGTTAGTTTTAAAGAAATTTTCTCTGAAGAAGAGAGGAAGAATAAATTTGGAAGGGGCGGCCCCGCCAATGGGGCGTCTAGAAAAAAGTCATTAGAAAGGTATGGCCAGATGTCTGATGAAGAGTTCGGGGAATGGTGTAAAGGCAAATCTTCAAGGGGCATTAAAAGGGCCCTGACATTCAGAAAACAATACTTAAGCGGGGGCTCTTAATGCCATGGTCTAAAAGCGACTTGCCCACGTCTGCTAAAAATCTTACAGATAAGCAAAAAGAAATTTTTATCCGCGTTGCAAACTCTATGCTAGAAGATGGCATGTCTGAGGAGCGTGCTATTCGCGGAGGACTATCTAGGGCAAAAGAAATGACAGAGAAATCAAAATTAATTGACGCTTTTGAGAGCTTCCTTGAAAAACATTTCGGAGGCTCTGAAAAAGAGTATGAACCGCAGGTTGATGTTACAAAGGCTCTTGATGAAGAGCAACGCATGGCTTTGTTTGTTGTCTTAGAACCAGATACTTATGATCTTCACAATGACACTTACTCTGCTGAAGAAGTTTGGAAAGCTTGCAATAATTTTAATCAGCACAGCATGAAAGCCAATCTGTTCCATCGTATTGAAACAGAAGACATGAAATTTGTACAGTCTTTTATTTCACCTTCTGATTTCTCATTAGACGATGGAAGGACGATTAAGAAAGGGACGTGGCTTGCTTGGGCATACTTTCCAGAAACAGATGTTGGACAAAAACTCTGGAAGGGTGTTAAAGACGGTAAGTTCAACGGACTTAGTATCCAAGCAAGAGCTATTGTGGAGGAGATTGAGTAATGGACACAGCTAAGAAAAAGCGACTTAGTAAGTTTAACTTTGAATATGATGGCGCCGCAGTGGCACTTGTTGGGGATTTCCAAGGCGGCCCCGCGAATGGCGTTACAACCCTTATAACAAAGGCTACCGAAGATATTACTTCAGGTGACCTTGAAAAAGCTTTGGGGGAAACCCCTAAAGACTTCTCATCTTCAGTGCAGGATGGGGAGAATGTTGTATCTAAAACTGAAGATGACACTATTTCAAAAACTAAAGAGGATGACTCTAAAATGACTGAACAAGTTACTGACACTAATCTTGAAGAGCAGATTGAAAAGGCTGCTGAAGCAATTGTCGCAAAGCGTGTAGAGGCCCTTGAGAAGTCTTACGAAGAAAAGCTTCAAGAGCAATCTAAAGAAGTCGAACTTCTGAAGGCTCGTGAGACTGCCCGTGAGAAGCAAGAGTATCTGGCTAAAGCTGAAGAGTTTGCCAAGTATCTTGGTGAAGAAGCTGATAAAGAAGCCATTGCCAAAGCTATTCAGAGTGTTGAGCAGTCTGAGGATGCAAAGCCAGTTCTGGATATTCTGAAGTCTCTGAAGGGTATGGTTGAGCAGACTGATGACAAGCTGTTTGAGGAAGTTGGCAAGTCCACCACTCAAGACCAGCCTACTGATATGGAAACCAAAGTTGAAGCTCTTCAGAAATCCCTTATGAAAGATGAAGGTCTTTCTGAGCACGCTGCTTACGTTCGGGCTTTTGACGAAGTTCGCGCTGAATCTAAATAATAGCATTTCCCATTACTATCTAGGAGATATAATTAATGTCTTATAATATTGATACCATTAACGAATTTGGCAACCTCCCGTTCGTTACTGATGACACCCTTGCTGATCAAGCTGCTCGCTTTGTCCAAGTTGGCGCTGATGGCGTTGTGACTGTTGCAGGCGCTGGTGAAGTTGCTGACGGCGTTCTTCGCAACAACCCCGTTACTGGTGAAGCCCCCGCAATCGGCATGGACGGCTTCCCCTATGTGGTCGCTGGTGAAGCACTGTCTATTGGTGATGTCGTGGCCTCTGACGCCAATGGCGCTGCTGTGGTTGCTGCCGGTGGCGCTGTCAACATGGGCAAGGTTCTTGAGGCCGCTGCCTCTGGTGAGAAAGCCCGCATCAAACTTTACGATGGTTCTACCACCACCGCTTAATCTTAATTAAAATATTTTTGGAGGTTGTTTAAATGCCGCTTAATACTGTGAATGATGTAAAACGTTTTGATAAGTACCTGACTAATTTCTCTGTTGAACTTATGCAGAGTGAGTCGGTCTTCAAAGCGCATCGAATTCTCCCGACTGTTCCGGTTCGCCAGCGTTCCGATTTCTTCCGCATCTTTGACCAAGGCGCCTTCCTTAAGCCGCAAATGAAGCCTCTTGCTGATGGCTCTCAAACTGCCGCTATGGATTACAGCTACAGCGAAGGTCAGTATGCAATTAAGACTTGGGGCCTGCACAAAGATACTGGTCCGCAAGCTTACGCAAACGCTGATGATGATCTGAATCTTGATCGTCGTACCGTTGCTGCTCTGACTCGTCAGGGCCTTCTGCACCAAGAAATTAACTGGCACAATGCCTTCTTCGGCACTGGCAAGTGGTCTACTGACCTGACTGGTGTTGCCTCTAGCCCGTCTACTGGCGAGTTCCTGCAATTCAGCGACGCTTCTTCTGACCCGATTGGTACTGTTAAGTCTGCAATCACCCAGCAGCAGATTCTCTCCGGTGGATTCAGGCCCAATGTACTGATTATGCCCCGCCAGGTGTTTGATGTTCTTACTGAGCATCCTGACATTATCGACAAGATTAACCGTGGTCAGACCACCAATGCTGCTATTGCCAATGAGCAGGTTCTCGCTGCAATCTTCAGCCTTGAAGAAGTTGTCGTGCTGGATGCAGTTGTTGACCAAACCGGCTCTAACGAGATTCTTGGTGGCAAAGGCATGCTGCTGATGTATCGTGACGGCAATGCTGGTCTTGAGTCTCCGACTGCCGCTGTTAAGTTCGAGTGGACCCGTCTGAGTGACTTCATGACTGTTGGTAATGCTATTTATCGTTATGAGCATCCGCTGGCAGAAGGCACCGTCCGTCATGAAATTAAGCAAGCTTTCGACTATCGAATCACTGCGCCTGATCTTGCGACCTACTTCGATGCTGTTATCGCTTAAGACTTGACTTTCTAGGTTAATATCTGTATGATAGACCTCTGGATTCGTTTTATCAAAACATGAAGGAGGTCTATTTTGGCTAGAAACCAGAGAGCAATTTTTCCAACCCTTCCAGACGAAGAGACGTATTATGTATACGCCTTTTATGACAGGGGTGACATATTCTACATAGGGAAGGGTAGATGGTATAGGTGTACCAAGCACTTCTCTGAGTATTCATTGAAGGAAAGTACGCCCAAGAACAGCAAGATAAAGAAGGTCAACAAACAAGGACGCAAAGTCGAAGTAAGGTTTTTTGCCATACATTTGACTGAGCGAGAGGCGTTAGTTCTGGAGAAGAAACTGATTGAGTCATATGGGTTGAAATCCGAAGGTGGAGTGTTAACCAATCTTCGCTATGGAAGCCTAGACTCAGCGGGTCTTTGGACAGAGGATCGGAAGAAGCTGCACTCAGAAAGACTTCGTGGAAAGAACAGCAATGTTCCTCTTGACCTTGTTAAGAAAGCGAAGTGCCTATCTTACTATAGAGGTATGAAGCTGAAAGACATTGTTCAGTTAGACGAGTTTGCTGAGTACAATCTCTCACCGGGAACCATCCGTAATTGGTGCCAAGGCAAGAAGTTTTCTTATATACTTCCTCACTTGAACCACGACAGAAGTACAATTCGTAATGAGAAGTACAACGAGTTCTTAAATCTCTTTGAGAAGGGTTTTGCGTTAAAGCAAATCTCTGACATTCTGGGACTAGAGATTCCGTTAGTCCATCATTACAACTCCTGTCGTAAAAACGAAGGTTCCTCATGACGCCCATATACAGGAGGTTAATTATAAATGCGAGTAGAACGCTCATTTGATCCTAGTAAGGAATTCTACGCCAAACGTTCTTTCAAATACTCCGGTAGAGATTACGTTCGTGGTGACAAGTTCCCATCTAGGGATATTAGCAATAAACAACTTCTCAAGTTTTATCAGAATGGTTTTGTAGGTTACTCAGAAGACTTTAGAGATAACAAAGCTTCTATCAAAGAAGTCTCTATTGAAAAAGAAGAGCCGCAAGTTCAGTCTGAAGAAGTTGTTGAACAGAAAGATGCTGAAGAAAAACCTAAGCGTCGTTATCGGTCTAAGAAGAAAACTCAACCTGATTCCCAAGGTTAATTGTGGGGTTATAGTTTCTGGTTGGGATTAATAAGTAAACCCCACTACTTACCCAACCATTTTAAGGAATTATATCATGAGTTTTGTAAAAGGCTGGTCAAGGCGTTTATTCTTCGCAATTAGAGAATCTATTGGTGGTACTTTTGCAATCACCACTCAACCGTTTATCGAGCTAAATGTTAAACGTGGTCAACAGTTTGAAGCCAGACACAAGGTAACTGGCATTGCTACAGGCGCTAAGAAGTATTATTTACTAAGGACGGCTGCTGATCCAATTATTCTTAAGAGAAGAGTGTTGGTTACAAACTCTAACGAGGTTAATTTCAAAGTTTCTAGGACACCTACTATCACAGGAACCGGAACCCCAGTCTTTATCAGGAATTATAACGAAGTTGCTCCTAATGTTAATGCTGTTCAAGTATTTGTTGATCCAACATTCTCAGCAACTGGAACACTTCGCACACAAGATTATTTACCGGGTTCTGAAAACGCTGGCAACAGGTCTTCTGGATCATTTTCTCAAGAAGGCTTTGAGAGAATTCTTGCAGCGAATACAGATTTCCTTTTGGAAATTGCCAACGACGGTACAACAAACCCTTTGAATTTTTATCTTGAATTATCGTGGTACGAAGGGCCGATTGTCCCAATGGGTGAAGATGACGAAGTTATCCCTACAGATTAATTAAGGAGGGCGCATGGCGTTTACTTATACGGGCGACCTTAATAATGCGCTGGACTACGTGAGATTTAAAATTGATGATAAAGAAGAAGAGTATGCAATCTTTCAAGATGGCGAGATTAATTACTTTATCGATCAATTAGAAGAACCTCTTACTGAACAAAAGCTTAATAAAGTTTCACTGAACCTTCTTAAACAGATTCTTCAAACACTTCTACGCAGTCCCTCTAGAGAGAGGTCCGGGCAGTATGAAGTATATCGTAGTGACTCGCAAGCACTGACACTTGCTATCTCAGAACTTGAAGATGAGATCAAGAAGAATGCTGGTTTTGCTAAACCTTCCTTTGGTGGTGTTTACAAATCAGAAGTGCAGAATAATCGTCACAATGATTCCTTCACAGAAACTGTTTTCTATCGTGACAGAGTTTATCGAGATGTAACTAGAGCAGATGATTTCTTCGAGCACCAAGTATGAAATCCACACTAGACTTATCAGGTATAAAGAAACTTGAAAGCAAACTAAACAAACTAAAAACCAAAGAAGTTGATTTTGGTTACTTTCAATCTACTGGTACACACTCTACTGCAAAGATGCCTTACGCACAACTTGCATGGATTCTTGAAGAAGGTACACGTTCTAATGAAGGTGGTTATGCGATTCCTCCAAGACCTGCTCTGAAGGATTTGGCAAGTAAGTTAAGAACTTCCCACACTGAGTTTGAAACTGAGATGACACCTTTCTACAAGACATTTCTTGAGAATGAATCACAATCTGAAATCAGTCTTGTAAGGAATGCTGCTGAACACTTGAAAGGTCGTTACCAATACAATATGGAATTTTGGTATATCGAAGGTTCCAAGAATACCCGTAACGCACCTTTGACACTTGCTCTTAAAGGTCATAATCGTCCTTACGAAGATACTGGTGAACTTATTGCTAATGCCGATTACCGAATAACTTAAAGGGGCAGTTTATGACAATCAAAACGAAAATGAAACTATCCTTAGTCGGCAGAAGGACTTATACAGTTACTCCTTATAGTGGTGGTTATGTTAATGGTCGTTGGGAACAAGTTGCAGGTACACCTTTTGAAGTAGCGGGCAATGAGCAACCTTCGGGTCCACAAGAATTACAAATGCTCCCTGATAGTTTCAGAAGTAAAGATGTAAGGCTGTTTATGTCTACATCTAATCTGAAGATTATTAATGAAGGCTCTGGTGGTGTTGCTGACAAGATCACTATTGACGGTGAACAGTTCAATATTCAAAAGAAGAAGTCTTATCAGATGGGGCCTAGGCAGCATTACGAATATATCATTGTTCGTGAAGAACAGTCGGCTGGGGGTACTCAATAATGTTTATTACAAATATTGAGAATGCTCTGCTAACTGTTCTTAATGACTACTTCACAATCCCCATTATACTTGATTATCAAGGCGGTGATGAACCTCAAGGTGATTATGGAGTATTCGGGATTACAACTGCTAATAAAATCCACAGGGATAATGATAGTTCTTATTCCACAGTAGATGGGTTTGAAGAACGAATAAAACAAGATTATGAAGTTGTAACAACATTGCGTTTTTATGGGGACACTTGTTACGACAATGCTTTTGAAGCACAAGCAATACTGCAAATGAGAAATACCCAAGAAGAATTACATTATAATAATTGTATTTCTGTTATTGATGTAAATAGCATAAGAAGAATGCCAGAACTAAGGGATACTGATTATATCCAAAAAGCATCTTTTGATTTGAACCTTCTTATTGGGTTTGAATTCATTAGAGAAGTTGATTGGTTTGATACTGTTATCTGGGCTGGTGATTTTTATGCGTAAAGTTTTGAGTGTTGGCAATACTGTCAAGTTTGATATTGAGGATAAACCGACACCCTCACCTTTCCCGTATAGGAAAATCCTAAGTGTCACCAATCGTGTTGATCTTGAGAATTGGTATGCGATTAATGCTTGGGTCAATTCAGCAGAAGTTCTCTACAACACAGTAAATACAACACTTCACTTGTATCTTAACAATAAGTGAAAAACCGCCCACAAATGATGGAGTAATTTAATGGCTGACGTTAGCGAAATTATTGAAATTAACATCTCGCGTGAAACACGCGGTGTATCCCGGCAGGGTTTTGGAACCCCGCTTTTCATTGGCTCAACAACTGGTGTGTATTCTGATGGCGAATATATTCGCAGTTATACCACTGCTGATGCCGTTCTTGAAGACTTCGGTGATGGTTCCCCAGAGTATACCGCAGCACTGCGTACTTTCGGTCAACAGATTTCCCCGACCTATTTGAAGATTGGTAATCATAAGACTGGCACACTGTCTGTTGATTTCACTATTGGTACTGTTGAAGATAGCACTGCTTACAGCATTACTATTGACAGTGTTCTTGTGGAAATCACTTCTGGCACTGGTGTCATTGCTGAAGACATTGTTAATGATCTTGAAGCAGAATTTATTAATGTCAATGCTCCCGGTGCTTTCATTGATAATGAAGATGGTACTTTTGAAGTTGTTCCCGAAGACCCGAACGACTTCACTTATGATAATACCGCAAACATTACTGCTGTCGAGAACACTGAAAGCATTGTTGAATCTTATGGTAAGATGAAAGAAGCTGACGATGATTTTTACTTCGTCACTCTTTACAGCCACTCTTCTTCCGATATTGAAGAGATGGCGGATACTGTAGAGTCTGAAAAGCGTATCTTCGTGACTTCTTACAGTGGTTCCGATGCCACAGATGCCCAAGACGAAAATGACATTGGTTCTGTTCTGCAAGCGAAAGACCTTGCCCGCACCATGATCATTTATGCCGAAGATACCTCTGAACTTCCTGAGAATGCTTTTGTTGGTCTTCAGGCTCCGAAAGCTCCCGGTTCAACTACTTGGAAGTTTAAGAGTGTTTCTGGCGTGACTGTTTCAAATCTCACTACTACCCAAAGCCTTGTGCTGAAGGGTACTCAGTTTGATTATGGCAAGGGTTACAACACTTATGAGCGTGTTGGTGGTCGTAATATTCTTCGTGAAGGTCGCGTTGTAAATTCTGAATTTGTCGATAAACTTAATGTCGCCTGATAGGGTAACTTATCAGTGAAAACTCTGTGAATTCGGGGGAACTCTTAGCAGGTAAAGCTGAAGACAATCCCGAGCCAAGCTCGATTCTTAATAGAATCTTGAAGGTGTAACGACTATTATGTAGGATCAAGTGATCCGAAGCGCAGAGCAACCTTTTCGGAGGTTGATGATATAGTCTGATCTATATAGAAATATATAGCTGCAAGTAATGTTGCGGGCATGGATTAACGACCCATGTTGAACATATTGGTTATCAGATTTGCAGATTGGCTTGAAGCACGTATGCGTGAGCGTATTTACCTGACGCTTGTTAATGCTGAGAAAATCCCTTACACCAATGCTGGCTTTGCTATTATTGAAGGGCGTATGCGTGAAGTCCTTCAGGATGGCGTTGCAGCAGGTGGCCTTGGTAGTTTCACTGTGGATGTTCCTAATGCCCGCACTCTTGATCCGAACCTTCGTGCAAATCGTGTTGCAGAAGGGTTTGAGTTTGAGGGTGTTCTTGCTGGCGCAGTTCACTTTGTTGCTATTCGTGGGAAACTCACGATTTAACAAGCACTGGAAGGGCGGTGGATAAGCCGCCCAACCTCCAAATATAATTTATAGTTTTAGGAGCAAGTAAATATGAGTTGCGTAGGTACATACTCTCCCGAATTTACTGATGTCGTTATTTCTAACGATCAGTTGTCACACATTGTTAACGGGTACGCAGAAGGCACTTTCATTTCTATTGAGCCTTTCGAAGATCGTATCACTCCTATGTATGGTGCAAAAGGTGAAGCATATCGTGCAGTGAGTGCTGTTCGTGCTTTTGATATGACCATTACTCTTTCACAGACTTCCCATTCCAATGATGTTCTTACTCAGATTCTTCGTAATGATCGTGAGAGCCTGGAAGGAACCTTTACTGTCACCATGAAAGATTCCTCTGGTACTACCGTGTTCACAGAGCGTTGTGCATACATCGGTACTGAGCCTTCCCAGTCTTTCTCAGGCGGTGGCACTATTGAAAGCCGTGAGTGGTCTATCCATCTTCCGAATCCTGATTATGTTATTGGTGGTAACGGCAAGTTCTCCACTGGCAATCAGAATGATCTGGAAGCTGCTGGTGGTAACGTACCGTCCCGTTGGCAAGCCGAATAATACGGTGTTTTTGGGGTAGAATTCCTACCCCAATTTCCAACAGGGGGTTGACCAATGGCATGTGTAGAAACGTATTCACCGGGGGAAGTTTCCCTAATAATTGCCTTGCTTTATGAAGCACAGGGCTTCTCCCCGAACTCTATTATAAGCCTTTCAAAAGATGAGAGTTACTTTACTACTCAGAAAGGTTCAACAGGTGGTGTCGAAAGAACAGCCATCGCTGATAACACATATACCCTAGAAGTTTCCCTCGCTCAGACATCCTCTACTAATAGTGTTCTAAATGCACTAGCAACAGTAGACGACCTTTCCAAGTCTGGCATCTTCCCGATCTTTGCAAAAGATTCATCGGGACAATCTCTCTTCCTCGCCTCTTCCTGCTGGATTGAAAGTCCACCTTCGGCTTCTTACACAGGTTCTATTGAAACTAGAACTTGGACTATCAAGTGTTCAGAAGTTGTATTTGGTCTTTCCGGTAATTCCGAAGATGAAACTGTTATTGACCAACTAAGTCGCTTGGCTACAGTTGCAGGTCAATTCGGAAATTCTTCTGGGATTCTATAAAGGGGGTTATTTATGAAACTAGCAACATTCTCCCCTGAAGACATTGTATTCAGCGTCAACGATTATCGTGTCACAGACTTTGCCGATGGGACTTTTGTTGATATCAACAAGAATTCACAAAACTTTAGGCAAGTCAGGGGTATTCGAGGAAAGCATACGAGAGTTCATACCAGAGACAGGTCTGGTGTTATTACCTTCCGAATGATGCAGACTTCCAATCAGAATGACCTTTTAAGTCAATTGGCAAATGCTGATGATCTTAATATGACGGGTCTTCTGCTTGTGACAATCAGGGACATTGGTGGTCAAACAGGTCTACAGTTTGGTAATGCGTATCTTGATGGTCTTCCTAATCTCTCTTTTCAGGGCAGCACAACAACACCTAGAGAGTGGAAAATCTTTTACGAATTCGTCACAAGGTACGATGTGGGCGGCAATGAGAGAAGTCCTCTTGATTTCCTAACTGAGACACTTCCTGGTAACTTTAACGGGTTCTAATCAATCAACAATATAGTGGGGCTATATAATATGCGTGAACAAAAGCAAGTAGAGATTAATGGGGATAACTTTCTTATTACCCAATTCCCAGCACGTAAGGGTATCAAACTTGGTAAGAAGGTAGCGAAGGTTGTCCTTCCTGCAATTGGCAAGATGTACGGTGAAGAAGATAAAGAAGTTAACCTTGGTGATATGTTTGAGGTTGTCGCTGAGAATCTTGATGAACTTGATGATAAAACCATCGAAGAACTTCTTTCAGAAACTACTGTTAACAAATACACCATTGACGTAGATAATTATTTCGCAGGCAACTATGGAACACTGTTCCAGCTTCTCTGGGAAATTGTTGAATTTAACTTTTCATCTGTTTTTTCAACACTCACCGGAGATACCGAAGAATAAATTCGGGGGAATCTTCAGGTGAGGGTAAAAAGCCAACAACAATGACATCAAAGGTTTGGTCAAACTATAATGAAACAAGTGAGATTGAACCTGAAGTCTATATTATCGTTTCCAAGAAATACGCAACACTGAAGGAACTTGATATTGATTATTCAGTAAGTGATTTGTATGACATCCTTGAGATAATTGATATTGAGAATGATATTGAAAGTGCCGCTCATAAGGATGCTGAACAGGAATCCAAGATGAATAAGCGTTAACACTTAACTTATAGAAGGTACTGCTTATGGCAGGTGAAATTGCAAGTTTATTTGCGAAGCTTGGTTTCAAAGTTGACCGAAGAGGCTTGAAGTCTTTTGAAAAGGATTTGAAGGGTCTTAAGACAACTTTAGATTCTGAGAAGGGTGTTACTGGTGCTACTAAGAAAGCTACAAAGTCCCAGAATAAACTCTTCAATGACATTAAAAAGAACTATTCTTCAAAGTTCAAACCTTCCTACGGGAAGATGAAAGAAGACTTGAGGAACCTTAAGCAGTCCTTTGCAGATGGTACTATCCAAGCAGAAGAATTCCAAGAGGCAAGGGGAAGGGTTCTAAAAGGTCTTCGTCAAGAAAATAAGAAATATTTTTCTAAGCAACGTCAACAGATTGCTGCACAAACTGCTGCTGAGAAAAGGGCTGCTGCTGAATTTAATCGTATTCAAAAAGAACGTACTAAGTTTGTTAATCAGCAGGCAACTGAAGCAGAACGTGCAGAACGTAAGAAACAAACAGCTTATCAAAAGACCCGTGCAAAACTTCTTCAGATTGAAAAGGGGTTTGATAAACACTCTGCACAGCTTAGGGAAATGCGTGATAGGTTCTCTTATGTGAATCAAGAGTACAAGAAAGGTAATATTACTCTTGAGAGACGTAGAGCACTTTTGCAAGGAATCTATGCAGATTATCGTAGAGTTCAAGCTGCACAGTTAGCAACATCTGCTGGTAGTGTTGGTCCTTATGCTGGTGGTGCTGATCCTCGCCAACGGGGTACACACGGTCTTATCAGTGCTATCCACAGCGACCTTGCGATAGGTTCTATGATTGGTGGTTTTGCTGCCGCTCAATCTGTAAGGTCTTATCAAGGCTTCCTCGCAATGGAGCAAGGCTTAACAGCAGCTACAGGAAGTGCTGAAAAAGCTGGTGAGGAGTTTGAATATCTTGTAGGACTTTCTAGGGAACTTGGTCTTTTCGTTGGTGATCTTGGCAAGGCTTATTCACAACTCTCAGCAGCCGCTAGAGGTACTAGTCTAACAAACCAAGAAGTAAGAGACACTTTTAGAGGTGTTGCTTCACAAGCAAGGGTTCTTAATCTGTCTACCGCTGATACTGAAGGTGTTATGCGGAGTCTTGTGCAGATGTTAAATAAAGGTCAAATCATGGCCGAGGAACTTAAGAACCAAATGGGTAGGCTTTTGCCCATTTAAAACCTGTCTAATTCGGGGAAACTCTCACTGAGACAATCCCGAGCGAAGCTTTGAAACATTCAATGAATGTGGATTTGAACGTGTAACGACTAACTGTACTCTACAAGCGATTGGTAGGGGAAACGGCAGGCTTTGGTGAAAACCATTGAAGATATAGTCTCAACTTCTATGGCGACATAGAGATGCAGGTAAAGCTGCTGATAGAACCGTAGCGGGTTTTATTGAAGACACTGGAAAGACTCCCCGGTAGTATGCAGGCTGCAAGCCGTGCTGCATATAATCTGGGAATTACTCAAGAAGCAACTACACAAGAACTCTTCAAAGCTATGGAGCAAGGTAAGCTCATGGCAGAGGAATTCTTGCCAGAGTTCTCCAAAGAACTCTTGAAAGCTGCTAATGAAGGTGGTGCTCTTGCAGAAGCAATGCAGACTACCGGCGCTGCAATTGGTAGATTTCAAACTAACTTCTGGCTTGCTAACAAGACCTTTAACGAATCCGGCTTCGACAAAAACATAAGAATCCTGATTAATACTTTCAGCGATTTTTTGCAAGAATCTGAAGGTCTTTTCCAGTTCCTCGGTGAAATGTCCGAATTTGTTATCTACCCTTTAAGGGCAGCCGGTGAAGCCCTTGAGCTTGTTGGTATCAAACTGACAGATTTTGCAGAATCCTCTGAGGGCAACATTGCAAAACTCAAAGCCCTTTCGGCTTTCTTCCTCAGTTTGTTCAAGACAGGTAGAAAACTTCTTGCTGTATTTTTGCTTATCCCTATGGCATCTTCGGGGCTTACAAAGTTTGTGCGAGAGGGCAATCTTGAATGGTCTGAATGGCTTGCAACGCTCGGCAGTATTGCGGGTATTCTCGCTTGGATGTACAGCCTGAAGAAGCCCAAGATACTTGGGAATATTGGCGGTTCTGTCTTGGGTGGCGCTGCTGCTGGTGCTGGTGCTGGTGTGGTAAAGAGGTCACTGCCAGTAAAAATTGTCTCTCTGTTGGGCTTGGGCTCGATGGCGAAAGTGGCTTCTGTCCTGTATTCTAAAAAGATTGGCGGCAGCGAGCAACTTGATTATCTCCCCCAAGGCTCAGAAGGAATGACACCTTTTGTCCCACAACCTAGTTATAACGAAACCCCCGGCGCTGATCCAAGAGCAAGTCAGCGATCAATGCTTGATAGGTTCGGGGAGGCTGTGACAAACTGGGCAGATAAAAGGATTCAGCAATACGAGGAAGGCATGAACCAACCTTGGAATCCTAATTATCAACCCGAGCCCAATGCTAGAACATCCATCATTAATAATGATGTGACTTTCAACATTGAGGGCGGAGATGCCGCACAAGTTGAAGACAGCGTAATTCGTGTTATTAACGAATATCTGATTCGACCAACAAGTGCAAATGAACCCGTAACAGAGAAGTAACAAAAAGCCCACCAAGAACAATATCAAGGTGGGCTAATCTTCAACTGTTAATCTCTTGTTGAATAAAAATATCAATCATGTCATTGTGTTCTTTTGTTTTCATGTGACAGACTACCCATATCACTACCCACGGAACAAACAACACTGTCATAATACCGTGGAAGATGTGGGAAGTCTTCTTTTTCTGAAGTTGCAATTCTGCTACTTTTGCGTTGTCCATTCTATTCTCCTGTGTTGTTTACAAGCAGGGTCATAATACCAAAGCCCGCAATCTATGTCAACACCAATTTTTAAAAGGATTCATTATGGCTCTAGCATTGCTTTTTGAAAATGACGATGTGTTGTACCTAGACACAGTAACCAATTACTCAAAGTCCAGGTCTTCGTCAATCTCCAATCACCCTGTGGATTCTTCAGCAACCGTCACTGATCATGTTTCAAAACAGAATCCCGTGTTCAGTATGCGGGCCATCATTAGTGCTGCTGATTTCCACACGACATTCACCCGACCACAAGAACTGATTGAAGGCTCCGAACAGAATCCGCCCATTGCTTCAGAATATAATCAACCCGCAAGCGGTGTTGCTATTACATCACCATCCAGTTTGCTTGATTTGCTCCCCGGTAGTGTTCAGCAATTCATCAGTTCCCAAACTTTTTCTAGTATCGCAATTGATCCGTTTCGCGGATATAGTCATCAAATTGCCAGAGATAGGCTGGAGACTGCTTGGGATAATTCAGAAATCATCACTGTTCTTGATTATGATTTTGACGTTTCCACAGGTAGGTCTGTCTCAGTAAAAGTTATTGAAAACTGCATCATGGAGCGTCTTGAGGATGTTGAGGACGTTGATACTGGTGACTCACTAACTGTTAATCTTACATTTCGAAAAGTCCGATTCGCTTATCTGAAGGAAGTGGACGTAGAGATCACCCAACAAACGTCCTCAGAAGTTTCAGACGAGGCATCCGGTGAATCAGATAAAGGGGATGTTACTTCTTCTGCTGAACGGGAAAGTAAAGAATATCTGATTGAGAGCGGTGGGAAAGATGTGAGAGGTTTTCTTCTTAACCTTGCGGGCTTTCCTCAAGAGGCTTCAGAGTCATTGGAGGCACCATAATGCAAATCATCTGTCCACTATACCAAGACCCCTTCTACAGCTATTCAATAGACCTTTCAGGGGATACTTACGTATTGACCTTTCGTTATTCTTCCCGTTCACAAGGATACTTGATGGATATTGAAGATGCTGAAGAGAATAGTATTATCCGTGGTATCAAACTTGTTCCTGCTTATCCACTGACAGAACAATATTCATTGGAAAATCCTATTGGTGAATTCTATCTAATTCCTATTGAAGAAGCCAACTTGGCAAATTCATCAATCCCCGATCCCAGACGTGTTGATCAAACTCACGTATTGTATTACACAGATGAATTATGACCCCTATTACAAGGGGTCTTTCATCAATCTGATTATATTGTGCTCTTCGCTTAAATCAAAACATTCAGAACGTCCTGCAAACTTCTTTTCTGGAAAGTGTTTCATTAATTCGCTGTCCATCAGAATATCTTGTTCTCTTTGAAAGAGTTTTCTAGCTGGAGAATCCTTAACAATAAAAACAACTTCTATATCTCTATAGCCGCTGTTTCGTTGTATTTCCAGAATGCGTCTATTGACATCCTTTGATAAACCAATTTTTAGAAATTCGGAATCTATCTTTAATAGGTATAAATTACTCTTATTATTGTTACTCCCGTAGAAACCTGCCAGACCATAAGCAGAATTTCTCTTCCAATATTCGCCATTCTTTCTCTTTTCCTCGCTACACTCTGGACAACCAGTCTTATCGTAGTAGTGAGAAAATGCTGACAAGAAGAAACTACCATGGCGCGGGCAAACGATTTCGGATTTATTTTTCATGTTTTTATAAGAGAACTTTGAATAATCATATAACTCTTCATGAACTTCTTTAAATCTGGATAGCCAACAAGGAAGACTATTGCATTTCGTGCAAAGAGGACACCCGCCATTTCTTAAGTGTGATGTCGGAGTTTGCATGAAGTAACCATGTACTCTGCACCCTATTTTAATTTTTGTTCTTTTATCAACATACTCAACTTTTGAATAATCATAGAGGTTTCCGTATTTTTCAAAAGCACTATTTAGAAAACCTTCTTTTGTTTTTCTTTTCGAGTTTTTGATTTTTTCGTTACCGCAAGATGGGCATCCGTATTTAAGATGGTTCCCAGCCTTTTGAGTAAATGTGCCATGTGCAGGACATGAAATCTCTACTGTCGTTGAAGAATTGAACTTTCTGACATTTGGGTTTTGATAAGAATAAAAATCTCCGTGCTTCTTCTTGGCCCTCTCCAAGAAATTCTTCCATGTATATCTTAAAACATTTGAACATGTCGGACAACCACTACCGGACAAGAAGTGTTGCCTTCTTTTGTAGAACTGTCCATGTGTTTTACACATTGCAGTGACGTAAGGCGAATTTTTGATCACCATAGACCAATCAAGACAATAAGTATTTCCATGTACAGCGCGAACTTTTTCAAGATACTTTTTCAAGTCTAGCATAAAAACTCTCCCTCTCATTATCCTACAATTATTATCTCACAGTGGTGGTCGGATGTCAAGTAATAATACAATGTTCAAACGTTCTTACGAACTTTTAATTGGTGAACCTAACAGCGGGAAGGGGCTTCAAATCATTGGTGATGAAGATGCCAATAAAGGTCTTCAAGTATCCTTTAGAATCAAGAAACACATTGACAATAAAGAAAACAGCAACACGTGTTCCATTGATCTTTACAACCTCTCTGAAGATTCCATCAGATATATACAAAAACCTAATATGGCAATCATCTTCAAAGTAGGTTATAATAATGATAACAAGCTGCTTTTTCAAGGGATGATTTCAGAGGTTGATACTGATGACAGGTCTTCAGGAAATGATCGTAAGACCACCCTCAAGTGTGTCCCCGCTGACTCCTTAACTTATCGCCCGGTTATATCCAAGACT